ACAAGCTATGAATAATAATATTATGAGTAGAGCTCCAACTTACGGTAATATAATGCAAGGAAGAGCAATTAATATGCAGCCACCGCCAAAGAGAAAGCCTCAGGCTGTAAGAACTATTTATGCTCAAAAGACAACTAAAAATAAAAGTTTCTTAGATATGCATCATTATCTTAAGTCTATAGGTATTAAGAATAATGAGTTTATGCTAACACTTATAGATCCAGATCTTGATGGTATTGATCCTCATGATCCTAATTTAAATTCATACTATAAACAAAAAGTTTTGCGAGAATGCTTATGCAATTATTGGTAAAATGAAATGCCTCATATTATGGTGACATAGTGTGTTAACCTTATTGAACTGCTGGGAAATGCTAAAGCTCTCTAATCCATATATTGGTATTGAAAGATAGAAATAAATAGAGAGATAGCTCATGGTGAAATAAAAGCTTACTAATATAATTAGTAAGTCCTAAAAGCTTTTATAATGCATAATCAGCATCTAATATATATATAGTTCAACGACTATCCTTGAAATAGGAGTAGGGCCTAAAAGTAGGTAGGTGAGAACCCTTTAAATCCAAGCGATAAGGCATCTATTTATAGATGAAGATATAGTCTAAGCATTTAGTTAATAACTAAAGTAATTATAACGTAATATAACAAATTACGGTAATATATAATTTCATACGAGAAGTTGTTCGAATACCATCATCTGGAAAAGCTATGATGTATAAACTTACTAGAGCAAATTTAGCGCTAAACTTTTGTATGTGTTTAAACCTTAATGTATTTGAAGAAATTCCCCGACTAAACCTTTTAATCGGCCATACCAGTAATGATGTGGTAAAAAGATTCTTCCGAACTGCTGGGAAATGCTAAAGCTCTCTAATCCATATATTGGTATTGAAAGATAAAAATAAATAGAGAGATGATCTATGCTGAAATAAAAGCCTATATAATATATATTATATAGGTGCTAAGGATCACTAACAATGTATAATCAGCATCTTAATAATTTATACTATATATAACATTTGAGTAACCACTTCATACAACAAGGAGGAATTACTTAATGGTAGATTTAAACAAAATATATTCAACTAAGAACTATGGAGATTTTAAAATTATTGAAGATTTAGGGCCAAGTGCTATAGATCACAAACGTAGAGTAAAAATTAAATTTTTATTTACTGGCACAGAAAAAATAATACGTTTAGACGAAATTGATCATGATATAAGAGACCATTACTACCCAAAAATATATGGAGTAGCATGCCGTGGTAATGTGAGCGGTGTTAAAACTATATACAAATCTGCGTATGATACATGGATAAATATGCTTTCTAGATGTTATAATCCAAATGATAAAGATTATATAAATTACGGAGCAGTTGGAGTAAGAGTTTCAGATGATTGGTTATGTTTTGAAAATTATTTAAACGATATTAAATATTTACCAAATTATAATCTTAAATGTCAACATCCTAACATGTATCAATTAGATAAGGATTATTTACAATCAGATGTATTACCAAATAATCGTATTTACTCTAAAGAAACTTGCATGTATATTAGCAGAAGAGATAACGTTAATATGAGAACTCTAGATAATGCAAGTAATAAAGTAAATAAATATAGAGGTGTGTATAAGAATGGTGCTAGGTATCAATCTACTATAATTATAAATGGAACAAAAATCAATATAGGAAGCTTTGACGATGAAATTGCGGCTGCTAATGCTTATAATTATTATCGCAGATATATGCTTGGTGAATATGATATGATACAGGTACAGAACAATGTTCCTTACATGTCTGGTGAAGAATTTTTCTCACATAATAAAAGACCAAAAGTAATGTGTGAAATAGTATAAATAATATAGTTCAACGACTATCCCCATGAGGGCTATGAGTAGATAGCAACAGGAGTAGGGCTCAAGTGAGTAGGTGAAAACCCTTTAAATCGAAGCGGAAGAATATCCATTAATAATGGATAAAGATATAGTCTCAACATCCAGAGAAATATTGGAGTATAATAGAGTAACAATCTATTTAAGATAATTGAGCAGGGTAAAACAGTATCTATAGCAATAAGATTATTATATATCTACAATTTTGGTACTACTAATTCTAAGATGGCATTCCTTCATAAAAATATGGATGGCGCTAAAGATAACTTACAAACTCTTAAAGATATTAGGGATGCATTACCTCCATATCTTATTATGAAAGAACGAGTATTGCCAGATGGTAAAGTAGATAAAGGAAAAAATAATACCAATGAGATAGTAAACCCATTTAACAATAATGCTATTAAATCTTATGCATCAGCTACAAATAAAGCTAAGGCGGCATCATTACTTAGGGGTATAAATTTTGCCCGATATTATAGAAATATAGTATTCATATAATTTTTAACTGCTGGAAAATGCTAAAGCCATCTAGCCTAATATATTATATATTAGGAAGAGAAATCTAGAAATAAGTAGATGGATAGTCTATGCTGAAATAAAAGCCTAATTAGTTAATTAGGTGCTAAGGTCTAATTAAATGTATAATCAGCATCTAATATAATAGTTCAACGACTATCCCCGCAAGGGACGTGAAATTCGTCAACAGGAGTACGGCTCAAGTGAGTAGGTGAAAACCCTTTAAATGGAAATGATATTATACCAATTATTTTATTGGTAGTGATATAGTCTAGACATCTAGAGAAATACTAGAGAAGTTCATAAGAGAACTGCGTAAACTAACGTATTACGTGAATATACCAAAAACTTTACAAATCATCTGGTATGATGAGTATGGATTCTTACCGTATAACGACGTAATATATATGAATGCCGCTCCAGCATATAAAACAGCTTCTCAAATAGCTAAACAAAATGGGGCCCCTCATGGTATAGTGATCAGCACTACTCCTGGATTTATGACAACTCCAGAAGGCCAAGAGGCTTATCATACAAAAGAAGATGCGACTGATTTCTCAGAATCTTGGTATGATAAGAGCTATGCTCAGCTTATGGAAATTATTAAAGCTAATACAAAATCAGATTTTGTACATATAAGATTTACTTACCAACAGCTTGGTTGTTCTGAAGAATGGTTTAATGATGTATGTAAATTATTAAAAGGAAGCTGGCCTGATATACGAAGAGAAATTCTACTTGAATGGGCTAATGGAGTTGAAAACTCTCCATTTAAGGAAGAAGACCTAGATGTTATTAGCGGCCTTATTAGGCAACCTATAAGCGAAGTTTACTTACTAGGTAAATATCGCTTTGAAACATATCTTCAAGCAGATACAAGAACATACCCTGCTTTGATAGGAGTCGATGTATCTGGAGGATATAAACAAGATAGTTCTACAATTACTGTAGTGGATTCTTTAACAACAAAAGTCTTAGGTTGTATGAATTGCAATTATATAAATACTATTGATTTAGCAAGATGCATTGAATTTATTGTAAAGAATTGGATGCCAAATTCGATAGTAAATGTTGAGCGCAACGGTGAAATATAAAGCCATATAAAGAGATATAATGAATAAATTATATATTGGCTTTATTACCACAGCTAGTAGCGTAAGTTGCTAGTTCTCCTGTGTTAATAACTGCGACTAATTGGTCAACGCCTTATACACCCATATTAATATTATGAGTTGCGAAAGCAGAAAAAAGATATAAGGATAATAGTATGGTTAAACCCTATAGCTATTATAAACAAGCCAACGTGCAGTTGCGAAAATATTATGAATAATGATATTACGTTCAACGACTATCCCTTAGCGAGGGAGGCGAAAGCCTTAATGTAAAACCGTAAGCTTAAAGACGGAAGAAAAATACAGCTCCTTAATTGAGGATGCACATATAGTCTGATCATTTCCTATAATGGGAATGCATGGAAGTAACCATGGAATATAGGGTTGCGCCTATATTTAAACATAAATGGTTTCGGCTCAACAGTAATAGCAAAGCTTATTAAAATGGGGCTTAAAAAGAATCTATATTATGAGATTAAAGATGTTGTTGTTGAAGAACGACAAGATGGCGTTCATGCGTATAAACAAAAATTACGTACTAAAGTATACGGATTAAACTCTACTAAATCTATAAGAAAATTACTCATTGATATTCTTTTAGAAAGGGTAGAAAATCATAAAGATAAAATTATATCTCCAATCATTTATAATGAATTATTAGGAATGGAGATTAAACGTAACGGTAAAATAGAGCATTCTGCTAGCACTCATGATGATCAAATATTCTCTATGTTAATGGCATTATACATGTGGTATGAAGGTGTTAATATGGGAGAACGTTTTGGTATGAAGAAAACTTCTATCAAAACAGATGATGAGATTGATGAGCAAATAGATTATTATAATGATGATACTGTTGAGATAGTAGATTCATTTAATCAATCTGATGAATTAAATACTGAAATTGAACAGGATCTTAATGCTGCTATCAAAGCAGGAGGAGTTTCAATGCAAGAGTTCTTAGATAAACGTAGAGCTAACGAAAGAGCTAAGTTTGAATCTCTTGTAATGACACCTATTGGCGAAAAGGCTTATAGACAAACATACAATATTCCTGACAACGTTCCTATCAGTAATTACTTTAATAATACCGAAGGATTTAATGTACCAGATTCTGTATTGTTTGGCTTCTACGATCCTAATAGTAATACATTTAACGATTATAGCCAAATGCCTAATGTATCTGTAGTATCAGAAGATCAAGCATATATGCTTGAAGATGAAGAATACAGATATCAAGATCACTTTAACTTTTAATAAAAAATTTTTATTGCTATAGGTTTATTCCCATAAGCGCTTAATTGCGCTTATGGGATAAATTTCTATTTTCTGTTATTTAACAGATCAAATTTATGTTTCTCTGCCAGCTTACTTACTAATGCTTCAATACATCTCCATTCGGATTTGTTAAAACATACAGTACCAAATACATTAACATCCATAATAACGACATATACTCTAATGCCTTTCTTATAAATATTAATATCTCTTACAGTTCCATTTGCTCTGGTGGTATCCCACTCAATGGTTCTGCATCTTCTTAAATCATTGGCAAATTTCAATGCTTTTGATTCATATAAAATCTCAGTACACATTTCTTCTTTGCACATTTCTTTCATAGCTTTGATAATAACGTTTTTTGCTGTATTCTTTTTCATAGTTTTCACCATTTGACCGATATTCATTTTATTCGGCCACCTTTCTATTTTATT